CCAGGAAAGTCAGATCTATAGAGGGGAGTTATAATACCAGCACCGTTATACGACGATACGTGTATTCCGACAATGTCGGCAGTTCCGGCGATTGAGTCCAAATGTACATAAGGAGATGAACAATCACCAAATTTGCCAACAGCGAGAGGGAGTTCTAAGAAAGATTGAGCGTTAAATCGAGCAGTCTCACCATCCTGGGTAGGATAACGAATATTTAGAGAGGGTACAGACTGGGGTTCAATTTGAGCGGGGAAAGCAAAGGCAAGGTAGTTAACTTTGTTTCCTTCAACGCAGCGCGAAACTCTACAAACAGTAGAGCCGGCTCTTTCAAAGGTTTGTCCTTTTTCGATCAGACGATTTTTCAACGAGGGAAGCATGTTGAGAATTTTTGACTGAACTTCAAGAACAACACCATCACGGTGGTCGGAAAGAGGGGTAACGGTAAATTCAGAGCGAGAGAAACAGAGGGGAGGGCCTATATCATGATAATATATGCGAAGTTCGGAAACCGGGTTGGCATGTGGGACGCCAACAAGGTTAGCACAGTTCCATTGATGTTGAGGGCAAGTAAAATACCTGCCTCCGGGAGAGAACATGTAGCCAGTGGTTATTCGGCCATTGGCAGACACAAGGTCAGCTTTAAACATGTTGTTTGCAATGGAGCGCACTTTGAACTTTGCCATATCGGTCATGGTACCAGCTTGGCCAGCTGATTCAGGGGGGGGCACAAGGAGATAAAAATCACCATCTTTGTACAAGTACCAGTTAAGTTCACCATCATGGGACATGGGAACAATTTGGTACTTTCCAGAGACGTGGACGTAATGGATCATGCAAGATTCATCTTCATAAATGGAGACTTCACGAGCATGACGAAATTTAGCAACTTGATCAGAATCAGTGTGAATTTGGCACTCACGTGGTTCCTTGATACCGAAGCATGTTAAAGTTTTACCTTCAACAGTAAGGGCGGCACCATAGTCGGCATTGCATTCGGCAAAACATCGGGCATTTCGTAGATAAGGACAGTCTCCAAAGACTATCTCACCTAGAGGTTCATCGACATTATACTCGATTTCGTTGACGGGGACGCAACGAAGAAAATCGGGTATTTTATCTTGGCAGTTTTGACCAAGGGCAGAGCGAGCAGGAATAGGGCGTTTCATTCGTGGGGCTTTCTGATAATCAACATGGCCTTCAGCGGAGCGGACAGGGACTTGTCGGCGTACTTTAGGCATTCGGAGATAGTCGGTTTGTCCAGGACAGGACACGTCGACTTGGTATTTAGTAGGTTCAGAGAGACGGTCGTAGCCATATCGGAGAACTGCACCAGCAGTAATAATTCCAACGGCAACAGCTATCTGCATTGTTCGGGTCAGTCCTAAATACCAAGATCCGAGATTCACGGCACCCGAGACGAGCTTACGAGGAAGCTCATCCCAGGCGACACGAATTCCATGGTTGAAAAAGCGAGCAGTGGTAGTATATTTGTCAGAGCAGAAAGTTTTAAAATCTGCCCATTTTGAACAGGCTACAGTCATAAAATGGCGAATCCAATCTTTTAACATTGCGTAGTAGGTAGGTGCATAATATTGATTATAATAGTCAA